TACCCATTCCATTACTTGTTGAGCACCTGAAGGTACGATTGGGTCATACATTGTTATTGTAATGTCTTGCCATTCTCCCTTACCTTGTAGTTTTCTATAAGTGTTGATGTGGTCTAATTTCACCGTCTCAAAGTTTATCGAAGGTCTACTTGCAGCTTTTATAAGGTATGATTGAATTCCATCAATCTCCATTATATACCTGTTCTTCATCTTCGGTTCGAAGTTGGTGAACATCATTTCGTTAAATTCTAATACTTCTGCCATTTTTTTATTTTCCCTTTTATACTAATAAATATTAGTTATTCATTTTTTTTGTTTATGCCGAGAACGATGCTCCAGTTGGTAAGATGTTGAAATCAATTACAATGAATTCAGCCGTCTTAGCCGGTTGTAAGAATATCTGTCCAGCAAGTATGTTTCTATCAACCACATCAGGTCCGTTGTTAGATTCATCCATAACTACTTTAAATGCATACAATCCTTGTCTTTGTTGTATTCCTTCTAAATAAGGTTGTACAGTATTAATGAATCTACCTCTTGTCTGAGCAGTATTTTGTTCAAATACTAAGAATCTAGATGTAGAAGCAACAAACTTTTTAACATTGATTAATAATCTTCTAACATTAATTCTATCTAATGCCGAAGCCTTATCTTGTAAAGTCTTTTGTCCAAATGCAACGATACCTTGTCCAGGGAAAGAAGCAATAGGATTTACTTTGTTTTCATATAAAGTATCTCTTTCAGAGTGTGTCAATCTATTTAATACACTAACTGCTCCAATAATACCTCCTCTATTAAGACCTGCAGGAGCAAACCATTCTGCCGATATAGCATCATTTGCTGCGTATACTGCTGGAAGTAATACCGATGGTGGTACTGAAACTAGTTTATTTGTATTAGAGTCTACTGTCTTAATCCAAGGGTAGTAAGAACCTACATAGTTTGAATCAATTGCATTAGCCTGAGATGTTACTTGTGTTATTGTATCGTTTACTCCAGTTAAATCAGAAATATAGAAACAATCTTGTCTAGCCTCAACCATATCCAATACATCAGTTGTAACTGCAGGGTGTAGTCTTCTTACAATACCTGGTGTTACTACCATGTTAATATCATACTCATCTGCATTTGATATAGCATTTACAGCTTTTGCATATGCCTTAGAACCAAACTTAGTTGAGTCAGTTAAATCAAATCCTTGTGAATTTCCAGTTGAAATAGAAGAACCTAAAGCGATTTCTCTATTAGGACTCATTCCATCAAATCCACCTTGGAAACCTAAAGAGAATTGTCTCTTAATCATGTCTGATGAATCAGAACCAGTCATTTCTAATGTTAAACCAACTCCACTTACATTTCCATCAAATCCAAATACTACATTTGAACCAACTCCTACACTTTCAGGTAGAGGTTTCATATAGTTAGCGTTATCATCTTTTATACCAATTGATTCAAAATCAAATCCAGCATAAAATTGTGGGTTACCAGTTGTGTTATCTATTGAACTAGTTTGGAATACAGCTGTTGGAACAATAGTTTCATCAGTTGCTTTAATTGGGTTAGAATAAGCTCCATGTCCAAATGGTGCAGCAGATACAGGATAAGAACCTTGCTCTCCTACTTCTACTCTAATATACTTAGAGTTGTTTATCCAATCACCATTTTCGGTAATCTTACCATTTGAATCAATAGTACTCCATCTATCACCAATTACTCTTGCAATATAATTTGCAGAGCCTGGATCTAAGTTTACATTATTGAAAGATTCTAATACTACTTTTCTTTTATCAGTATCATTATAAGAACGAACAGTTACACTAAATACTGAGTAATCAGTTCCTCCATCTTCACCTGCTGCCTTAACACCAGATATAGAAATCTTAAATCTTTTATTTTCACCATTACCATGTCCTAAAGTATAGAACTTAAATAGGTCATATCTTTCACCGGAGATTAATTGTGATTTTACATATGGTGTGTGTGCCGTACTAGCATCATAAGAAAAGTCTTGAGTTGGTAATACAACTGCTTGAACTTCATTTTTAGAAGTTATTCCATCATATGCATTCTTAAAGTAAGAATATGTATATGCATCTTTCGAACCTCTTGGATTAGAACCGAATACATCAGTTACATCGTTATTATCAGTTGAGTCTAAAGAAGAAGATATTTCTCCGATTCCACTACCACTAACAACAAATGAACCTGTTGCACTTCCATCAGCTATACTAAATCCACCAAATCCAACTTCTTCATCACCATTATGTGTTGAGTGAAGTGTTGAAATTAATTTCAATCCAGCTGAACCAGTTACTGCAATACCAATAGGTGCTACTTGACTATAACCATCTACACCTGCTACTCTAACAATAGTTGCACTTCCTGCTTCCCTTAAATAGTTCTGCACTGCATACTCTGTATAGTAAGTACCATCAGGTGTACCAAATTTATCTTCAAACTCACTTTGAGTTCGAACTACTGTGGGAACAAACGCTGTACCTTGTTTGAAAGGTCCAATGAACGCTGCTCCGATTTCTCCAACCCCTTGTGCTAAGAACGAAAGGTCATTTTCTCTCGTAAATACTCCAGGTGATACAATTCTTTCTGCCATATTATCTCCGTTTATTAAATAAACAATTTAGTTATTACAAATATAAATATAACTAAAACGTTGAAACCATTAATTAGTGTATAAAACTAGTTTATAAATTATTTTACTACTCTGGTAATTCAGGGTCATCTGGTGTAGGAGTTACCGAACCAGTTGACCAAGGTAAACCATCTTCTTGAACTTCTTCAACAGCATCGTCTACTTCATCGATACCTTTTTGAATTTGTTGTGAGATATGGTCCCAATATCCATTTGTTGGATGTGTTACTGATGCTGATACCCAACTGATTACTAACTCTTCAGTTAGTTCTCCGAAAGCTACAAATTCATCAGCTGAACCCGAGTCGAAATCTAGTGGTGTTGCTCCTATAAATCTACCTTGAGTACCAGTAGTACCTTCAGTTCCTATAAGTTCCCAACGTGCGTGTAGTATAACATTTTCATGTTCACCTACTGTTTTTTTAGTCATTTGGGTTATTCCCCAAGAATAAGTTACTGCCATTTTTATTGTCTTTTATATATATAAGTATATAGGTTGTTCCCCAAACGGAAAACTAACACCTATAAATATAACCAAATTTAGTTAAACACAAATATTAAGATATACTTCCAGAAGTTTCTACCCAACTTGATGATACATGATTCCAAGATTCTATTACGAATGCAGATTCACTAGCTATCAAATGTGCTTCATTGAAACTATCGTAGTGAACATCTTCATGTTTTCTACTAATTTCAACACCATCTTCCATAAAAGATATTCTTTTAACAACATCAATTGATGGATTCTGTACATTTATTTCTAATGCGTTTAAAACTACTATTTTTTCTAATGCCATTTTATTTTTTGTTTAATAATTCTTTCATCATCTCTTTCATCTCTAAGAGTTCTGACTTTAAATATTCAATTTCTTCTTTTTGTGATTTAACTATATCATTTTGTTCATTGATTGCATTAACTAATAATGGAGTTAATCTATCGTAATCAACAGTCATATAATCATATCCCAATCTCTGAGCTTTAGGAGCAGGATGTACAATTTCAGGAAGAACTGATTTAACATCTTGTGCAGATACACCGACTTGCAGTTCAGTTCCATTCCACCCAATCATATTAGCTTCCTTATTGTTTCTATAATAGAAACCATTCAGTTTACTAACTTTGTCAAGAGCGTTTTCAATATTACCTTCCTTATCCTTCAATCTCATATCAGAATAGTAAGCAATTACGTTACCCTCTGCATATAAGTCATTGTTAATCCTAAGACCGTTACTTTCAGTTCTTGCTTTCCAACCACCATTATAATGAATGTAGAAGTGAGAGTTGTGAATACCTTCACATAACCATTCATTGTTTACATCATTATATAAACCAGTTGAACTACTATTGTTGTGCATTAGTAGTGAACGACCATTCATAGACCATCCTTCCCATCCGTTTATACTACCATATGTAGAAACAGTTCCATATTGCCCACCTTCATCTGCAACTGAACGTAATCCATATCCTCTATCTTGGAAGTAAAGACCAGATGAACCTCTAGCTCTAAACCAGTCATTTACATATATACTACTCATATTGGATGTAGATGCAGGGTCTGTGTAGTATCCAGTATTATTTGAATCATAATATCTACCAGCGTACATTGAACCACCATTACCATTATTCTCATCAAGAACAGGAATAGTTCTCCAACTTCTCCATCCACTCCAAGAACTTCTGAATCTCAAGTTGGTAATTGGCCCACCAACCATTTGCCATCCATAACCACCAGTATTCGAACTACGATAGTGGAATGCCTGCATCCCTACCCAGTGCGATGTACCTGAAGGTTGGTTAGGTGGATTACTCCAAGAATCGATGAAACCAGAACCCCAAGTTGAAACAACGTTCATATCTTGTCTACCCCATCCAAATGCACCAGTCCAATAGTTAGTATCACCAGTTTGTCTTGGTCTTGCTCTATAATATTCACCACTATTTCTTGTATGACCCGGCTGACCTATGTAAGCCATCGTTCTATTACTCACACCTTCGAATCTCGTAGAGTGTGCAGATGCACCATCGAAATAATAACCAGTATTGTTATTATCGTAGAAAATTGGAGACCTAAACGAAGACCCAGCATAAACTGTACCACTAAAGTTTGCACCTTGAGATGCAAATGAAATTCTATGATAGGTACTACCATTATTTTTTAATGCAAGGTGATGTCCGTATGAACCATTGTACTCGTATGCGAGTCCGTACATATTACCTATTGGCCAACTTTCTCCAATTGTCCAAATAACTTTTGAACGAGTACCAGTTGCATTATAGTCACCCATCAATCCACCTTGATTCCTAGATACCAAGTAATTAGAATAATATGTTCTTCCGAGTATATCAAGTCCAGCTACCCTTGTATTTCCAGAACCACTACCAAAGTAATATCCTGTATTATTTCTATCATATAAGATATTTACTCGTAAATCATTCATATATGATGTAGAAGCAAAGTTACCATAATAAGAAGTACTATCTCTATCGTAGTAAATGTTTGCTTGTATTGCACCATTTACATAAGTTGTTCCACCTACATACCATTGTAAATATAATGACCTACCACCTTGTGAATCTAAGTGTAGGTTACCATTTGTTGTAGCAACACTTGCGTATGAACTACTCCAATGACCATTTGTACCAACTGCAAGATATCGACCCCAACTTGGGTTAGGTCCATATAATGTACCACCTCTCTGTCTACCAGCAGAATTAGATGTTGAATTAGGGTCATAGTAATATCCAGTATCATTTGAATCATAGAAAACTGGTGCCCTCATCGAACCTCTAGCTAAACCATATCCACTACGAGTTGCTAATTCCCAAGTTCCGTTGTACATTAACTCTACATAAGAGTTTCTGTATGCTAATAGAGCCCACTCATTTTCAATATCATTAAAGATACCTGCTGCATTTGAATGGTCATGCATAAATACCCAATGTCCATTGATTGAATATCCACCCCATCCACCTCTAGTAGATGAAGTTTGAACAGTACCATAGTTACCAGTTACGGTATCTCTACCTACTCTGAATTCTAATGCACTATTATCAGTATAGAAATAAGTACCATTATCATTTTGATGTCTAATCGCCCAACTTCCACCTTGGTCTAAGAAACCAATTTCATTTGAACTAGTTGAATAAACATATCCTCTAATAGTACCTGCATGTTGGTCTCTAAATCTAATACCATTTGCAGAACCACCACCAGCAACGTTCCAATAATCATCATCATCGGAATACCAATGTTGACCAGTTGCTTGGTTATACATACCTTCATTACTATTGTAGTTTCTAAACCAATTGTCTGCATAGTAGTCATATGCTCTAGCAACATTCATACGAGTAGTCGAATCACCATGGAAATAATACCCAGTATTATTATAATCATAGAAAATAGGAGACCTCATTTGAGTCGCGTGATACACTAAATCACTACCTACTCTATAATATTCAGAACCATTTCGTAATGCTCTATATGCATATGAGTGGTTTTGAGCCATTCTCATATCAATACCATACTCTAAGTTTCCGGTAGTGATAATTGCCCAGTCATTGTTGTTTGGTTTATTTATCCAAAGAATTGCATCAGTACTTGAAGCTTGGTTATCAACCCCTCTAAGTTCTAAACCACTAAATCTTGAATGACTTCTAGGGTTTGCAAAGAAACCAGTATCATTTGTATCGTAGAAAATCTGAGAATATAGGTATCTTGTATTTGCCCAACCATCTACTCTTAAATTCAAATCACCTGTATCTGAACTCATTCTGAATTCACCACCAGCTCCTATTAAGTCAATACCTGATTGAGAATCCCAATGAGTGTTGGTTCTAAATCTCATTGTACCACCATTTTGGTACGGCATTCTTATCTCAGATGAGAAATCACCAAAGTAAGAAGTATTAGTATCAAAATATTTAGATGCACCAACTGCTTGGTTTGTACCCATACCAGGATATGTATCAGGTACTATTTCTGCTGCTGTTGTTGAACCAGGATTTCCTGTTCCCGATGTTGTTAATGACCAACCTGAGCTTGAGAAGTTATTTGTTATTGCGTAATTTAATGTACCACTACTATCTATATAAATTTGTAAGTAATGAGTATCATATGTACCACTTTTTCTAATTCTAATATTATTAAAGATACCACCACTACTATACCAAGATTTACCCAATAAAGTGATTGTAGCAGTTCCACCATAAGAAATACCAGCGGTAAATGACATTGAACCATGTCTACTACTATTATTATCCCAAACATTAAATGTAGCGTATGCTCTATTACCACTATTTGTAGCAATAGTTACCCATTGTCCTGAACTTACTCCTCTTGATGCAGTATCTGCTATTTCATATCCATCAACAATTATTTCATTTACGTTTATTGAATTTAATCTAGATGTTGATGCAGGGTCTAAATAATATCCTGTATCATTCCAATCATAAAATCGAGTACCTCTAACATCAGAACTAAATACTGCTCTACTTGAAATTGCTGCTCTAAAAGAACCATTGTTGATAATCAATAAACCATGGTCATTTAAGTTGTTAGCCCCACCTTTAGAACCAGCATTTGGATGTGACCAATATAAACCATACGCATTTCCAGTTGAATTACCATTATTTGGAAGTTTATATGAAGTACCCATATTAAATATGGTTTGTATTCTAGTGGATGTATATAATCCAGTAATACCAACTCCATAATTTCCAGTCATTTGAATACCACCACTAAAATTAGCAGCAATATTGCTATTAGAAGGGTCAATATAATACCCAGTATTGTTTGAATCATAGAAGATTGGTGCTCTATAAGAACTATTTGCAGTACCATACCCCTTTAACCAAACATTTCCTGTACTTCCATGAACTGTCCATGCAGTAGAGTCACTTCCTACAAAAGCAAATTCGTTAGGATTTCCACTATTTCCCCATATATTTCCTGGGCCACCTCTACCATTTGTTCCATATCTTGCTCCAGAGTTACCAGCCCAAAAAAGACCCCAAGTATTACCGGCTGTCGCCATCATATAGGCGTTATAATCATATCTCAATCTAAATGGGTAGTTATTCTGCCCATCACCAGATGTAGATATATCACCAGAAAATACATTACTAATTATAGTATTTGTTCTAGATGTTGATGCAGGGTCTACATAATATCCACTATTATTTGAATCATTGAATATTGGTGCATTTATTGAACCTCTTGAGAATGTAGCACCTGCTGCATTTACATACCATTGTCGTGTACCTTGTCCACCAGAACTACCAGCATTACCAGTTGTTGTCCATGCTTCTACATAACCAGAATTTACATCAAATCTTACATATGCACCATAAGGGTTACTATTATTCTGTCTACCATAATATTGTCCACTAAAGTTTATGTTACCACCAATACCACTATTATCATAAGTAATACCTGGCTCAGATGCCCAAAGTGTTAAA